TTCATTCTTGATTATCCTTTTTTGATGCCCACGCAATAAATGCGGCTTTGTCGTGATCGGCCATGCCTGCAAATAGCTTTGCCACCAGTCGCTTGCGGGTTTTGCTGTGCATTTCGGTTTCTGCAAGGCGCGTTGATATGGCATAGAGATATGCCTCAAGCTCAATCGTGTTGGCAAGCCCTGCCCACCAGTGCGCGTCATCATCGGTTTGCGTTATGACGGGCAACGGACAACCTGCGCGACCATCCTCCACCACGGCACATATGATTTCAAAGGCTGCGGCTGGGCATGTCTTGATTGCCCGCTCAATCGCCGCCGACATTTTCAAAATGGCCGATGCCACTGGGGGCGCGGTCATTATGTCGCCTCAAGATATGCGATGATCTTTCGCAGAACATAATAGGTTGGAACTGTCTTGCCGTCCCTGATCCTGGCGATTGTGCTTCGATGCAGCCCCGTGCCTTCTGATACAATATCAAGCCGCCGATCTGCCAGCTTGGACCTTATTTCGTCAATATCCATTGATTTTCCCTTTTCGAAACTTGCGCCATATAAAAGCTATTACGCTGCATATTGACGCTTGACAAGCGTTTTTATTGCGATTAATGAGGTCTAGCGGGGTTTAGAGCGTGACCCGCCACGCATTGCCCAATGGGCAGAAAGAGAGAATGAAATGGGTCTTTTAGATACCATAGAAACGCCGCAAGATCGTCCTGTGTTGGTCACGATTTGCGCAGATAGCGGCATGGGCAAAACAAGCCTTGCCGCGACATTTCCAAAGCCAATTTTCATCCGTGCCGAGGATGGGATGCAATCCATCCCACGCGCAAATCGGCCCGATGCTTTTCCTGTTCTGGCAAGTGCCGCAATGCTTTGGGATCAACTGAAAGCCCTGATCCATGATGAGCATGACTATCAAACGCTTGTCATTGATAGCGTGACAGCCTTGGAACGCCTGTTTCTTGCCGATGTTTTGGCGCAAGACCCCAAGGCAAAAAGCATCAACCAAGCGCTTGGCGGATATGGCGCTGGCACGTCAGCGATTGCGGCGATGCATCAGCGGGTGCGCAAGGCTGCTGGATTGCTCAACACTAAGCGCGGGATGCACGTTGTATTCATTGCCCACGCCGATGTTGAAACCATGAAGCTGCCCGACAGCGATGACTACATGCGCTATTCGCTGAGATTGCCTGCCAAGTCCCTGCCTCCATACGTCGATGACGTGGACGTTGTTGGGTTTTTGAAGCTGGAAACCTTCACCAAAGGCGAAGACGGCGACCGCAAGAAAGCGTATAGCACGGGCGATAGGCAGTTGATCGTCCATGCTTGCGCTGCGAACGTCAGCAAAAACCGATTTGGAATTACCGAACCGCTAGAATTTGTGGCGGGCGTTAATCCATTGGCTGCGGTCATTCCTGCTTTTGGCGGGGTTGATATTGTGGCGGGCGAAAGCTGGCTTGCGACATCTACGGAAACAAACAAAACAACAACCGAAAGTGAGGATGAATAAATGGCATTTTGGGATTTAAGCGAAGGCGGCAGCGCCACAGATGGGGATGCGAAAGAGTTTGACGGTGGCGGTGGTAACTTTGATCCAATCCCTGACGGGTCAAACGTGCTGGCAATTGCCGATGCAGTGGCATGGGCGAATACCCAACAAGACGGGTCTGGCGCTGAATACGTCAAGGTCACTTGGTCTATTGTCAGCCCTGACGAATATGCAAACCGCAAGATTTTCCACAAGGTTTGGGTGACTGATTTTGACCCATCGGTGAAGGATGAAAAGAAGGCGCTGGCAAAACGCGACAAGGCGCGCAAGATGCTTGCGGCGATTGATGCCAACGCGGGCGGAAAGCTTGGGCAAAAAACAGGAAAGCCAAGCGATGACGATCTTGCGCTGAACCTTTGCAACAAGCCGATGATTATCACGGCGCGGGTTTGGGAAGTCGAGGACCGCCAAACGGGCGGTGTTATCAGCGGGAATTGGGTGAGCGCTGTGGCCCCGAAGTCCAAGGGCATTGACGTAAAGGCGGCGGCGGCAAAGCCCAAGCCAGCGCAATCAAGCGGCGGTGGCGGTACTGGGCGGCGTGATATGGATGATGAAATTCCATTTTAGGCCAAAAGCCTAAAAAACGCGGGGCGAAGGTGGCGACCGATTAGCTTGAGGTATTCAAGCCGCCCCGCGCAAGTTAACAGACCCAACAAACAGAGGAATAGCAGAAATGGAACAACTGACAAGTAAACAAATAAATATGTGCCCAGAGTGTGGCGACAGGGAACATTGGTCAAATGGATTTAGTATAAATTGCAATTACTGCGGTCATAGCGAAAACTTGTACAGAGAATCCGGAGAGACACAGAAAGCTTTTGTTGTGAGGATGGAATCAATGCAACGTCAATGGGGATTTGGTGATTAACATGGAACAAAGAACAATTGAGTGGTTTGAAGCGCGCAAGGGCCGGATTACGGCATCAAGTGTCGGGGCAATCTTAGGGCTGGCACCTTACGCCACCCGCGCTGATGTCATGCGCCGCATGGTGCGTGATGCCTTGGGCGCGGAAAGCGAGTTTAGCGGCAACATCGCGACCGAATACGGCGTGAACAATGAAGCAGGGGCGCTGATCGAGTTTGAAATGGAAACGGGTCTTGATGTGCAAGGGTCCGGCCCGATCACGAAAGAGGATTGGGCGGTGTGCCATCCATCCGGCTTGCTGTTTACCGAACACGGGTTGACGGTAAAATGCCCGTTTGGCTTGCGCAATGATGAAAATCCGAAATTCAAAACGTTAGAAGATCAGCCGCATTATTATGCGCAGGTGCAATTTAGCCTTTGGATCACTGGGCGTTCCGTGTGGTACTCTTTCCAATGGTCACCAAAGGATACGGCTTGCGAAGTTGTGTCGTCATGCGACGAATGGCAAGCCGAAAACATGCCGATTTTGCGCCAATTCTATGCGGAATATTTGCATGAAGTCGAACATAACGCGGCGCAACACTTGGCACCGAAAGGCGCCGATATTGACACGCCCGAAGCGCACCGGATCATGGCGGAATATGACCAGATGCAAGAGGCCGAGGATCGCGCGAAAGAGCGCAAGGCGGAATTGATCGCGGATATGGTGCGGATTGCGGGCGACAAAAACGCGGTATTTGCGGGGCGCAACCTGACGCGCGTTGATCGGCAAGGCTCGATCAGCTACGCCAAGGCAATTAAGGAATTGCTACCAAAGGCGGATTTGGAACCATATCGCGGCAAGGCGTCTTTTTCGTGGCAGGTGAAGTGATGCAACTAAGGCCATACCAGCAATCCGCCGTTGATGCCGCGTGGCAATTCATGCGGGGCAGCGTGTCGCCGTTTTGCATTGAAGCGGCAACAGGCGCGGGCAAGTCATTGATGATTGCCGAGTTGGCGCGAATGATCCACGCAAGCACGGGAAAGCGTGTGCTTTGCCTTGCGCCCAGCGCCGAGTTGGTCGTGCAAAACCGCGCCAAATACCTTGCAACAGGAAATCCCGCGTCGATGTTTTCGGCAAGCGCTGGCGGAAAGGAATTGCGACACCCGGTCGTCTTTGGATCGCCGCTAACAGTGAAGAACCGCATTAGCCGCTTTGGTGCGGAATATGGGCTTGTGATTGTGGACGAATGCCACGGCCTGACGCCCAGCTTGATCTCGATCATTGACGCCATGCGCGAGGCCAATCCAAACTTGCGGGTTTGCGGGATGACTGCTACGCCATATCGCTTAGGGTCTGGCTATATTTTCAGAATGCACCCGGACGGAAAAATAAACGGCGATGATGTGGCGCGCGACCCGTACTTTGTGAAATGCGTTTACAAGGTGCAAGCGCGTGAATTGATTGATTTGGGATACCTCACCCCGCCGATCATCGGCGCAACTGGTGCCACGGGCTACGACACGGGCGCGCTGGTGGCGAATGCTATGGGCAAGTTTGATGCTGGCGCGGTCGACCAGGCTTACCACGGCCACGGGCGCAAAACTGCGGCAATCGTGGCGGACGTGGTGGCACAATCGCGTGACCGCCAAGGCGTGATGTTCTTTGCAGCAACCGTGCGCCACGCAAATGAAGTCATGGCCAGCTTGCCGCCGGAATTGTCTGCGATTGTGACGGGCGACACGCCAAAGCCTGACCGCGATAAAATCCTAAAGGCGTTCAAGGCGCGGCGCATTAAATATCTTGTAAATGTGTCAGTTTTGACCACGGGTTTTGATGCCCCGCATGTTGATGTGATTGCGCTATTACGCAAAACGGAAAGTGTTGGATTGCTGCAGCAAATCATCGGGCGCGGGCTGCGGATTGAGAATGGCAAGGCCGATTGCCTGATTTTGGATTACACGACCAACCTTGCAGACCATTGCCCAGATGGGGATTTGTTTGCGCCATTGGTGCGTGCCAACAAAAGCGGGGAAAGCGGTGACGGAATGCCATGCATTTGCCCAGAGTGCAGCAATGAAAACCTATTCATCGCAAAAATGGATTTGCTTGAATATCAGAAAGACGCGGCTGGATATTGCCTTGATTTGTACGGCGTGCAGGTAATGACCGAATACGGGCCATTGTCAGGCCACTGGGGGCGGCGATGCATGGGCATTGTGCAGACTGGCGCGCGCGGTGAATATGAGCGTTGCGGGTATCGGTGGACAAGCAGGGAATGCCCACACTGTGAGGCTGCAAACGACATCGCGGCGCGATATTGCTGCGAGTGCAAAGGCGAGATTGTTGACCCTAATGAAAAGCTTGTAATGGATTTCAAAGCGCTGAAAAAAGACCCCACAAAACTGCAAACGGATATTGTCCTTGATATGCAATGCAAGCCAGGCGTTTCTCGCGCGGGCAATGCCACGATGCGCGTTGAATTGCGCACGCCTTATCGGCAATTTGTGGTATGGTTTCAGACAGAAGCAAGCCACGACAAAGGTCAAGCCCAATGGCAGGCGTTCAAGGATGCCACTGACAACGGCAACGACACGCCGGAAACCGTGACTTATCGCAAGAATGCGGACACTGGCTTTTTTGATGTGATCGGATACAACAGGCCAGCGGATGTTGAGCCGGAACAAGAGGTGAAACATGCGGCTGAATAATTTACCCGCCGGGATATTGGTTTTTGGGGATCAAAACTTTCGCGGGAAGTGCCCGACCGAGGCGGTCGAACAGGTTTCATTCTTTAACAGATTGCGCCGCGAACACCCCGACACGCTTGGCGCGCTGGCAATTCATCCGCGCAATGAAGGGCTGAAAACGCGCGGGCAATTTTCCAGCGTGGCCAAACATGCCGCCGAAGGGATGACAGCTGGCGCGGCCGATATTATCATCCCGGCGCGGGTTTCGTTTGTGTGCGAGTTAAAACGCGCGGATAGGACACAAAGCGCGTGGCAGGACGGCCAAGTTGAGTATTTGGCGGCGGTAGTAGCGGCGGGCGGGTTTGCGTGCGTGGCGCTTGGCTGCGTGGCCGCGTGGGATGCCTTGGAATATTGGAGGCGCGCAAGTGCCTTATAGATCAACGCCGCAAATCAAGCGGCCAAGCGAACAGTTGGAAGATTTGTTAATGGGGCGCGTCGATTGGGACAGCGCCCCAGATGCTATTCGATCATGGGCGCGGCTTCCAATCTTTGAAGCTGCCAAAACAATCCTTGCGGCACCCGACAAAGGCGCGCGGCGCAATATGCTTGGAAAAATACCCGCGGCGATTAGGCCACGGGTAGAAGATGAAGTGAAACGCCTTTGGGGTTTGCGGTAGCCCGCCCATTTCTGGACGGGGTGTTTTTGTTAAACGGCGTCAAACAACCCACCGGCTGATGCTTCGGCTTCGGCCAGATTGCGACCAGCAAGAGCCGCATACTCTGGTTTCAACTCAAATCCAAGATACCGGCGAAACATCTTGATTGCCTGATAGCCTGTTGATCCGATCCCGTTGAACGGGTCCATCACAACATCGCCAGGTTTGCTATAGAGCCGCAAGCAACGCTCTATTGTATCAAGCTGCAATGGGCAAACGTGGCGCTCGTCATTCTCTGCCTTGGCACCGCGCCAGCCGTTCAGCACCTTGCCTTGGTTAATATCCATCCATATCGGGCTTGCCAGTTTTTGCCATTCGTACACGTCAAATTCTGCATGTTTGATCAATTCTACAAGCGCCTCATCAGATGGGGTTTCAGACGAAAGCCCTTGGCGGTGCATTTCTTTAATCCATGCACGCACGATTGGCAGTGCGGCTTTTGTGTCACCCGGCGCGCAATGCTCAACACGATCTGGATTGTCGCCGTGCGCGCGGAACATCAGCATGTAATCTGGCATCCCGATCCGGTTCATGGTGCTGTCTTTGCGGATCTGCTTGTATAGAAGTCCAAGCGCTTTAGTGCGTTGCATTTCAACTACGGGGTCTTTCCAAATGGTAACGCGGCTATGGTAGATCACGCCAGCGTCTTGATGTGCGCGGATGATATCGCCAGAGAAGTCTTGCAATCCAATAAAGCCATGCTTGCCCTTGCGCGTCGGCAAGTCAGTGACGTGGATACACGCCACCCGCCCAGGCTTCATAACGCGCGTTAAAGCCTCGGCAAAATACTTGTATTGCTCAAGAAACTTTTCACCCGTGCCAGCATTTCCAAGATCGCGTTCACTGTCCGAATAAACGAATAGATCGCCAAATGGGATCGACGTGACCATGCAATCCACCGATTGCGCGGGCATTGCGTGCATACCCTCAATGCAGTCCGAATTGTGCAGCGCGTGCCACTTGCCTTGATATTCCGGTTGTTTCATTTTGTTTCTCCTTTGATCCATTCTGGAAACGCCAATTCGATAGGGCGGTCATATGCCACGCGAACGGACGCTTTGCTTTGTGCTGATCGCATGGCGGTTGCCATGCGCTTTTTCATTTCGTCATGCTTTGCAGATTTTACGTTGATAACGTCCCAAATGCTAGCTTCTGTGTCACTCATTACAATGTCATTCCGTACTTGCTGCGATTGCCCAAACCGATGCGAACGCCGCTTGGCTTGGTAGTGCTGCTCATAGCTAAAGCTGATCGAGGCAAACACGGCGTGGGCGCAATGCTGCCAGTTGACGCCAAAACCCGCCAGCTTTGGCTTGCACACGATTGCACGATATTGACCGTCTGCAAAGCCCAAAAGACGCCGCTCCTTTTCATCAGGGTCTTGATCCCCTTTAACCTCAATCGCCCCGTCAATTGCTTTTGTCAGGTATGCGCTTTCCTCGTTTGTTTCGCACCAGACCGTTACAGGCTTGTCATGTGTTGCCAGTTCCGCAGCAAGATCACACCTTTGCTTTAGCGTCAACTTCTTTTCTGCATGGAACGACGTTGCGGACATTTCAGGAATGCGAAACAACATGCCTTGCTCTACATTTTCCATGCGATCAGCTGCGACGATGTGCGAATGCTCATCAATTGGCGGCAGGATATATCCAGCATCATCACCACCCAGATCGCTTGGCAATGTTGCGCACCGGCTCCAGCTTGCGACAAAGCCCCAGAAGTCTTCTTGTGCGTGGCCCTTCAATCGCCAATCTTGAGATGCGGTAGACGTGTCATTGATAAACCACTTTGACAGCATTTCCTGTTGACGCATGACGCCCAAAAATTCGGCATGGTTGCCTAGTTCTGTGTGATCGTTCGGGCTTGGCGTGGCGGTAGCGGCAAGCTTGTAAGGCGTGTACTTAAACGCATCTTGGATCGCCACACGCGTGCGGCTGGCGTAGCTTTTCAGGATGCTGCTTTCATCTAGGATGATTGCCCCGAAAGATTCTGGGTCCAGCTTTGCAAGGCGCTCATAGTTTGCGACCATAACGCCAGACCCGACTTCTGATTGTTCCTTGATCTTGCGCGCGTCAACGCCGAATTTTTGGCCTTCACGCACCATCTGCCCCGCAACGGCAAGCGGGGTCAGGATAAGCGAAGGCTTGCCTGTTTCTTCTGCGCATTGGCGCGCAAATTCCAATTCGATGAACGATTTGCCAAGGCCGGTATCCAAGAATGCGGCGGATCGCCCAAGGTTAAGAGCAAAATCCAAAACGGCAACCTGATGCGCCTTTGCGCTTGGGTTTATTGGCTTTGCGACAAAACCGGACGGCGCGATGATAGATCCACGCGATGCGATAAACTCCCTATATTCTTGCAAACTCATTTCAACATATCCTTTACCATTTCACCCAAGCCGAGATCATCGGCCATTGATTGCAGTTTGTCGCAGTCGTGCGACCCTGTGACGCCATGCTTGCGCGCCCATAACTCACCGTCCAGCTTGTCGGCAAGATGCAAGATTGCGGCCTCTTGATCGGTTAGTGACCATTGCAAGCCCATTTCATACATCACGATCTTTTCCGCTTCTGCATATGC